TACTGGTTCACACAAGCCAGTAGATGGGTTGCGCACCTGTCCTTCTGGGCAAGCAGTAACTTCTACTTTAGGTTTCTCAATGGGCTGGCATTCGTTAGTGACAAGATTGCGCCTATATCCTTCAGGACATGCAGCTTCTGTTTTTGTAGCTGTATCTGTTGTAGGTACATTTGTATCTACAGTTTCAGAAGCAATAGGCTGGCACTCGTTAGTAACAAGGTTGCGCCTATAACCTTCAGGACACGATTCAACAGTAACAGAAGGTGTTGTAGGTAAAACAGAAGGAAGTCCGTAAACTGACGTGTTGTCAGTTGGTTTTTTTCCTGTTACTAAAACTTGCTCAGTATCAACTACTGGAGCATTAGATAATGAAGTGCTAGAAACATTAACAGAATTTGATGCAGGTAAATTTACGACATTCCCCGCACTATCAATGGTTCTTCCTTGGTCATCGACAACGTAGTCTTCATCATCAAAATAACCGGGAAGGAGTTTTTCTAATCCAGCGTCATCAAGTTTAGTGCCGGGAATTTCAACTTTACTAAGCGCTCCGCCAACAAAACCAACTGTCGCATTACGCAGAACATCAGTCGCATCACCCCCAGCAATTGCCGTTGTAACCCCATTTGTAATACTTCTTTGGACCCCGTTAGTTACACGGTTTGCTACTTGAGGGCTTAAATCTAAATTCAGTGATTCGTCTATTTTGTCAACAATAGACCCTGCAACATCTTGAATAATTGGCCCTGCAACAGCGTTAAATGCTGTGCCTCCAATTGTAGCTAGCGCAGCTTTAGCGCCATCCTGACCAAGCAACTCAGCAGCAGCGGCATTAACGCCCGAAGCAACCAACGTTTTTGCTACAGTCACCTCAGCGCCAGATAAGCCTAGCTGAGAAACAACCTGACTTGTAATGGCTTCTGTTACAGGCTTAGTGACTAAACTAACAGGGTTAGTAATGATACCGGCTGCTTCGCCAACAGTAAGATTTGAAGCAAGTGACCCAAGCCCTGCTTCTGCGCCTGTCACTGCACTCGCCGCTCCAGCACCCTCACCCAACGCGGCAAGTCCACCAAGTTCCGCCGCTCCACCAAGCGCTGCGGCACCTGCTTCAAGCAAAGCGGGTAAACCAAAAGTTGCCCCAACAACAACAGCCGCTATTTTTGCCGCATCAAACAGCGCTTGATCTGGATGGGCTCCTTGGTAAAATTGCCCTTCACCTACAGGAACAAGACTATCTCCTTGGGGTACATAAGTCTGCGCAACACGCTCTCTATCTGGACCACCTGTTTTACCGCCAATTTGGAAAACAACATTTCCCGCCGCAGCGTCTTGGGGCGTGATTGAATTAGGGTCAACTTCTTTTAACTGCCCATCTACATTTTGATATGTTTTTACAAAAGTCGATTTATGGGCGAGTGAGTCTGCAATTGTTGCGTTGTTTGCTATTAAATAATCAACAATATTTTGAGGGGCTTGTACATCAACGCTGGTATCACCCGACGCTTCTGATACTGTTTTAGTTCTAAAATCTGTTATACTTGCTAGTGGGTTTGCAAGTGTTATGTCGGGACCAAGGTTACGTGTTTCTTGTACTGTAGGCGTTACATAGGCTGTTGTATTTTTTAAGCTCTCGCGTGGGGCCAACATTGTTTCTTCTGAATACGCAGGTAGCCCATTATTCACAAGCCACTCGACGCCGTCTGAAGATTCCCCCGCAGCATACAAATCATCTGCCGTAACACCTTTAGACAAGAACCACCCTAGCTTGTCGTAAGCGTCATATGAACCCCAATCTGAAGGTAAACGTGGTAGTGGCATGATTTAAGTCACGGAGGTGTGGGCCGTGGGGAGGGCAACGGAGCAATAAAGTTTACTGCTAAAACACTTGAGGGTATACCCGGATGTGGAGATGTTGCTGCTTCTGCATCAAGACGTAATGCAGTGCTATCAGCAGCGATTTTAAGCTCAATATATTCACCAATATCTAAGTCAATGTTAAAATTCCAACTAACTTCGGCGTAGTGATCGTTATCGTGAAACGTCCAAGCGTGAGTTGAATAGCCTATATCAGTACTATTCCGTGCAATCCAAAGATATAGGTTTTTATCTGCGGCGCTTGTTGTTTTCACTTGTCCTGAATACTGAAAGTTATATACCCCAGCAATACTAACTTCTACTTTAGACGTACTGCCAGACTGTAACGCAACGGCATTGTTAAGGTAAGTAGCATTAAACTCCACGGGGTACGCAGTGTTAATTGCCGCAAAGGTTTGATCAGCGGTGTTAAAAAATAACCCGTTAGGGCGGTCAATAAACTGTCCGCCATCTGGCCCCAGCAAAGCGCGTAAGTTTCCACTAAGCCTATTGAAGTACAGACGCAACACATTATTAAGCTGTTCTTGATAAAGCGCACTGTACTCTTGGGGGGCAAGAGGTAAATTTGGCGCAGCGGGATTCTGTAAGAAATTCACCGCCGCCCGTCCATACGAATATCAATACGTGGTGCACCAAGCTGCCAAGCCGTACCAAGTTGGTTAGACTCGATTTTCATAATCATTTGGCGACCACGAATGCGAGTGTAGATAATGTTAGTAAATTGCTCAATGGTTACAGTTGATGTGCGAGCAACAGCTTTAGACGCTTCTTGGTTTAACCCAGAACCTGAACCATTCATGCCATACAGCGTCATAGTAACTTGAGGCGTGTTTGCTGTAGACCCTTCAAAAGTAAGATCCGGCACCATACGCCATATAAACCCGAAGTTCTGCCCGTCTTCAATATCAAATTCAGCAGACTCAATATAGGCGTTTATGGGTAGCGCTGTACCTGTCTCATTGTCATCCAACCCTTGCTCATGGTTAACAAGGTTGTAGTTATACGTTGCAGCAACAGGATAGTCACGCAAACCTGAATCAATCCAAGCCGTGCGTCCAATCGTGCCGTAATGCCAAATGTCCTCAACGTAGTTGTACACCACATACCGATCATTTTGTGTGGAATTAGCTGAAGGATAAAACCACCAGACTTCATTAAATCCTTCGTTTGTACCTGCGTAGACTTGAGCTATTTGGTTAGCGTTGAGATCGCTGAATATAAAACGCCTCAAATCACAACGTAATGTTTGAACACGTCCGCTGTACACATAAAACTTATCCACACCCATCCAGTAAATAACGCCAGAAGCTATGGCTGTAGCGTTAGGGCTCGCTATGGAGATATTGTCGCCAAGGATCTGCGACCCCCACACATCAGGAGGTCCAAGATACTGCAAAGAATAGAGGGATGAGTCCGTCCAAACAACAATTTCCTGACGTGTTTGTAAGACGGTAACGATTTCAGATCCGTGAGATAAACGTAAAGAACCTGCTTGGTTAAGTGGTGACGGCACCCAATCAACAAGCGACTCCTGCGCTGACCAACGTACAAGCATAGGATCTAATGTAGTGCTGCCGTAATCTGTGGTTCCAAACAACATCAAAAACCTTGACGTGTCAGAAACAAGAAGTACGTTTTGTACCGTGGGTACATCAACAAGTTCAGAAATACTGTGTGTGCCTGACTGAGTACCTGTTGTTGTAATGACAGCCCCTGTGGGGGTAGCCGAAAGATTAGCAGTTACCCCATCAACATTTCGCAGGTAGTACGTTGTTCCGGTTGACAGCCCCGTGGGTAAAGCACCTGTGGTGGTTAGCTCAATAGCCGTACCTTCAGCCAAAACAACACTTAGCGTTATGACGCAAGGTGCAGCGATAGTAAGCGTAACATCCCCACCCAACGAGTTAACAGCTACTCCACGTGTAGTAACGCCATTAGTAGCGTCCCAGTAATAAAGTCCCCCACCGCGAGGACCAAAGACTAAATCTTCACCCCAGTTGTTGGCGGTCCATAAGCGTAATATTGTGGAGCTTGTTCCCCCAGTTCCCCAAAGGCCAAAACCCCACGTGCCAGCTCCCCACCCAGATAAAGGCACTACAGAAGCTGGACCCGTATTTATCTGATACGCCGCAGTAACAGTGCCGCCACCGGGAGAACCTGAAGCATCCGTAGCATCAGCAACAACAGGAGCAACAGAAATTGTATATGTGTTTGCGTCTAACACAATAACTTGAAACTCTTGTTTAAGCACTGTTGCGGTTACATTTCCGCCAAGCCCTGTAACGCCAGCTCCACTAAAAGTTACAAAATCTCCTGTTATACAGCCGTGGCTTGTATCTGAGACAGTAATTGTCGAACTTCCATTTGTTGCAGTGAATGGGTTGGTTAAAGTAACTGTTTCACGGATAGGCGTTATATCGTTGTAGGTTCCATCGCGCTCAATGTAATACTTTAAGTTAGTACCAACCCCCATTAAATTTTGGGCACTAAGCGTTACCCAATTCCACAAGCTACGGCGAACACCTAAAAACGTATTGCTAGAGATACGCTGCCACCCACCAATTTTTTCAGGAGTGCCTTGACGAAAACGCACTTTGTCCGATACGTACCAACCATTTTCATTGGTGTATCGGGTGTTTTCTTTATTTACTCCCGGCTTCAACAGCAGTTTTTTGAGTGGCATTGCTCACCTCATTAAGGCAGCTTCTGCTGCACGACGGCGTGTAAGTCCGGGAAGAACTCTACCGGCAGCTTTATTCCAGAGCATACATTGGTCTGCTGCACCATCCCAATCCCCCGCATCAATACGCTTTTTAAACGTGGAAACCCTATAGTTCCCTAGTCCGCAATTGTAGACCCAGCTAGTCACTGCGGCAATGCGTCGGGGTGAAGCGGTAGCAATCTTGGGCGAGAGCTTTAATAAACCACGAACAAAATACTCAACGTGATGGTCTAAGGCATCTTCACATTGCTGCATGGTCCAGACTGTTCCGGGCTGGATGTCTGGTCCGGTTGCCCCCCAACCAATAGTCCAAGGATGACCTCTGGTGCCGGGGTCAGGATAGGATTGAACATTTCCGTCAGGTAAACGCCTTGCCAACCCTTCAAAGGGTTTGATGAGAATATCTTTGCAAAGCTTCTTAGCTTCATCGTTCACGATTTTCTATACTTTTCAAGCGGCCTACTAACGAAGTAGAACGTCAAACACATCGTAAACACACCAAAATCATCTTCATCCCAAACCTTAGTTACAACTTCCGTCCAGTTCGCACCCGTCTGAAACGCGATAACAAGCGCAGCCGCTTTGACTGCCGCATACATAAAGAAGAGACTCCAAGTAATACCCGGACGAACAAGGGCTGAGATAGCAGCCACAAACCAACCCGCTGCCTTAGCCGTTTCAGCTTGCTCTTGAAACGCAGCCTTAATCGTATCCATTTGCTGTATCGAGTAGTCAACATATTTTTCCTCCATCTTGAACTCACCCCTCATTTTTTCGAGGTCGGTCTGGAGTTGGAACATACTCAATTCATGCTGGCGCTCGTTCTTCTTATCGAGGAATTTAAGAACTTCAGGGGCGAGCCTAAACAGTCCACCAAAAATGGAGCCAAGCAAGCCACCTGATAACAGGTCAAACATGACTAGCCACCAAAAGGAGTTTCCATCATGGGTGCGGCAGAAAAAGCACCCTCACCAAGAATGATGATGACGCCACCGCCACCGCCGAAAAACATAATGACGATGCCTGCCATGACTTACTCCTTGGGATACTTGGCTTTAACCGCAGCAATCTTCTCTTGCATGGCAACCTGTGCAGGGCCACCCTTCCACAAGGCATCCAATTGGTCGCCTAATGTTGGGTACTCGGCACGGCGCTTGGCATAGTAATCAGGTATATCAGGCCGCACGATCTCTGACTTCTCAATCGGCACGGTCTTTGTCTCGCCCGTGATAGGGTCAGTCACTTCCCGTGTCTTGGGTGTCAGTGCTGCCCATGCCGCTTCCTTAGCATCAATCTGTGCTTTGATCGCAGCCTCTGACTGCGCCATGAAAGTTGTCAGATCAGTATTGGGCGGCACAAAAGCCTGCCAGTCATACGTCAGGCCGTTATGCTCCACCTTGAGAAGGGCTAATGCCCGAGTCTCGTCCCCGCCAGGGGACATCAAGCCTTCCAGTGACATGCTCATGCGGCCTCCTTCATAGCCTCAAGTCTGAAATTCTTGCCGGGGTGCTGACCCTTGGCAGGCAAGATATGCACGTTCTTAAATCCAATGGCTTCCACCAGATCTTTTAAGGTTTCAGGTGTGTAACCCCAAAGATGTGGCGATAAAGCACCCTTCTCCTTGACTTCAGGATCGTCTGGGTTTTCTACCGCAGCACCAAATATGCAAGCAGCAATGTTGTGTTTATCCTTGCCTTCAACAAACTCTTTGCACAGTGCTTGCAAATCAGGTGTCTCAATAACAAGCTTGCCTTCAGGCTTTAACGCATCACGCCATTTCATCAGAATTTCTGGCGCGCGGTGCATGGGCAAATGCTCAATTAAATGGCTTGCCAAGACTTCATCCGCGCAGTTTTCTGGTAGTGATAACTCAAAGACATCCATACGAATATCAGCGCGATCACTGTGCTTATCCACGCCCAAATAGCCGGGAAGTCGTTCCATGCCACAGCCCATGTTGAACTTAATGGACTGGCCTTCTTCCATCAGGCGACTGATGATGCCAGCATACTGGGGCTTGGCTCCTGAGCCTTCCGGCAGGCGATCATGCCAGCGGCGATCAATGAAGTCCTTGTCATCCAGCGTCAGGGGTCTGGTGGGCTTGATGTTGGTATAGAAGTTCTTAAGATTGACTGAGGGGTGTGCGGTGTACATGCCCGATGCCAAATCCATGTGCAGGCACTGAACATCCGTGTTCACTAAGAGCTTGGTACCACGCTTGTGCAGTCGGTGAACGAAGAAGTTGTCTTCACCGATAAATGGGATGACACCCTTGGGACCATCCACGTTATTGCCAATGCAACAGAATGGAACATCAGGCGCTTCTTCTTTCATCTGGCGCAGGATTTCAATCGGGATAAGCATGGCATCCATGCCTGTTTGCCACGCCTGAATCAGTTGGCCGGGGTCTACATTAGGGATCGTGATCCAGTTGCCATTACGCACCATGATCATCGCATCAGAGCATTTGATGTAGTACACACCTGTCACGATGCAACCAGGGTTAGCTTCTGCGGTTTCGTGTAAGACTTTGAAGCCATCATAAGGAATGACGGTATCTTCACCCACAAAGAACAGATACTTGGCACCTGATTCAAGGGCTTGTTCAATCAGGTAGTTACGAGCAACGTCAACCTTCTCACCGCCAATGTTGCAAAAGCCGTGGGAAAAACCAAGTAAGTCAATGTGAAGGCCATCATAGCCATCAAAGTTTTGAGCCGCAGCCTCTTCTAAGTTCCGACGAGGCTGGGCAATCACAACATACGGCGCAATGCTTTTTGACTCATCGTAAATTTCTTGCATGGTTGCAATGATTTTGTCGCGGCTATACACAAATCCTCCTAGAACTTGTTAAAAAATGGTGAAAGACAAACGCCTATAGGGAAGGTGGCGTTAGTGGAGATTTTTTGACCTACGGCTGCTTCGTTAGGTATAAAATTTATACTTCCATCAGGAGATAAAACACCACCGATATATGCGTTGCTAGTAACGTACAGTATTGAATATGTAGAAATAACCCCGGACAAAGATATTTTCTGCCCTACTTGTGCCGTATATGGAACGAAATGAATGTCGCCGTTTGGTGCTAATACGCCGCCAGCGTATGCCATGGCTACTGTATAACTTAACGAATACGTTGACACCGTACCGTTAAACGATATTTTTTGCCCTACTACTGCATCACTAGGTATAAAATAAATATCACCATTAGAAGAAAGAACGCCGCCTATATACGCCCCTCCTAGAGTGTATACAAGCGAGTACGTTGATACCACCCCAGCAGCAGATACCTTTTGCCCTCTGTTTGCAGCATAAGGAATAAAGTGTATATCACCATTAGGAGCTAATATGCCTCCTATATATTTAGCACTACCCGCTGTATAAACAAGTGAATAAGTAGAAACCACTCCAGCAGCAGATATTTTTTGTCCTCTGTTTGCAGCATAAGGCACGAAATGTATATCTCCGTTAGGTGCTAGAACGCCGCCTTGGTATGCTCCATTTACATTTGTATAGACCAATGAATAAGTGCTAACCACTCCAGAGGCAGATATTTTTTGACCTACCGCTGCGCTATTAGGAACAAAATGTATATCACCATTGGGAGCTAACACACCACCAGTGTATGCGATGCTTGTTGTGTAAACCAAAGAATAGGTAGAAACAACCCCAGCGGCAGATATTTTTTGACCTCTATTTGCAACACGGGGTACAAAATGAGTATCGCCATTAGATGCTAATACGCCGCCTGAATAAGCGCCGCTTGCTGTGTAAACCAAGCTATAAGTACTCATCATCCCGTTGGTGCTATTGTTGTTATACGGCACACCATCTTGCACGGCAAGATCCAAGATCTTCTTCAGGTTGTTCCACGCCACAAGGTTCGTGCCAATCGCACTCGTATCAGCTTTAGGCACTGCGCCGGGGGTGTACTCGGCAGGGTAAGTCACGTAAATGTCTCGTGTGCCAGCACTCCAATTGACTGCATTACCACTGTTGGATGAGGCAAGGATTCTGTCGCGGGAAAGCGTTGTACCGGATGATGTATACGTGCCTAAGCCTAATTCCCAGTCTGTGCCATTCGTGCAGCAGTAATACGTCTGGTTGGCATTGCCAATCACTGAGAAGTCTTGGAAGCCTGTTGCGGCAGAGCCAAGCGTATAAGTGCCTGTACCCGTCGTGGTGGTCGTGGATTTGACCCTGTCTTTAATGACGTATGGCATGGCTAGAACTTATTAAGGAACGACGATAGGCACACACCTAAACCTAATGGTGCGCCGGGGTTAGTGGAGATTTTTTGGCCTCTGTTTGCATTAGTAGGAACAAATGTGATTGATCCGTCAGGTGACAAAACGCCTCCCGAGTATGCAGCACTTGCTGTATAAACCAGTGAATAAGTAGAAACTACACCGGCAGAAGAGATTTTTTGTCCTACTGCTGCGCTATCAGGAACAAAATGTATATCCCCGTTAGGGGCTAAGACACCGCTGCTGTATGCTCCGCTTCCTGATGTATAAACAAGTGAGTAAGTTGATACAATTCCAATAGCTGATATTTTTTGTCCCACGCCTGCAAAAGCAGAAATAAAATGTATGTCACCGTTGGGTGATAATACACCTCCACCGTATGCACCAGCCGCTGTATAAACCAGTGAGTAAGTAGAAACCACTCCAGCAGCAGAGATTTTTTGGCCTACTGCTGCATTACGAGAGATAAAATGTATATCACCATTAGGGGCTAAAACCCCACCGTTGTATGCGCCGCCTGAGTTTGTGTACACAAGTGAGTAAGTGCTAACTACACCAGCAGAGGATATCTTTTGTCCTCTGTTTGCACTATAAGGAACAAAATGTATATCACCGTTAGGAGCCAAGACGCCGCCCCAATATGAAGTGCTTGTTGTGTAAACAAGCGAATACGTTGATACAACACCAGAACCAGATATTTTTTGGCCTACTGCTGCATTTGTAGGACTAAAATGTATATCACCATTAGGGGCTAGTACGCCGCCAGAATAAGCAAACGATGCTGTGTAAACAAGTGAGTAAGTAGAGACAACTCCAGCAGATGAGATTTTTTGGCCTCTGTTTGCAGCATTAGGAATAAAATGTATATCCCCATTAGGTGCCAATACACCGCCGACATATGTACTAGATCCAGTATAAACCAAACTAAACGTACTCACGACCCCATTCGTGCCGTTGTTGTTGAAAGCTACGCCACCATTAACACTCTTGTACAGGTTCTTCTGGAAGTTCTGGAAGGCAACTTGATCTGTGCCAATGCTGCTGTTGTCCCCTGTCGGTGCCGATCCTTGGGCTGACATGGCAGGGAAGGGTACGAAGACTGTTTTGCCTCCACCACCCCAATTCACTAAGGCACCGCTATTGGATGAGGCTAAGACCGTATCGCGGCTTAAGGTTGTACCTGATGATGTATAGGTGCCAATCCCTGTTTCCCAGTCAATCCCATTGGTAATGGTGTAGTACGTCTGGTTGCCGTTACCAATGACAGAAAAGCTTTGGAAGCCTGCTGCTGCCACGCCAAGCGTAAGCGTTCCCGTACCAGTGGTTGTGGTGCTTGATTTAACGCGATCACGGACAACAAATGTCATGGCTAGAACTTATTAAGGAACGAACTAAGACACACACCTAAACCTAATGGTGCGCCGGGATTGGTGGAGATTTTTTGGCCTCTATTTGCAAGACGAGGAACAAAATGTATATCACCATTAGGTGCTAAAACACCGCCAATATGTAAAGCAATTGCGGTATAAGCTAGCGAATAAGTAGATACCACCCCGGCAGCAGATATTTTTTGTCCTCGGTTTGCATAGAGAGGAACAAAATGTATATCACCATTAGGGGCTAATACGCCGCCACTGTATGCACCACTTGTTGTATAAACTAATGAATAAGTGCTAACTACCCCATCAGCAGATATTTTTTGCCCTACTGCTGCGCTGGATGGTACAAAATGTATATCACCATTGGGTGCTAGTACGCCGCCTTCGTATGCACCATCAACAGTTGTATAAACAAGTGAGTAAGTAGAAACGACACCAGCAGATGATATTTTTTGGCCTACTGGCGTAGTGCCTGGAACAAAATGTATATCACCATTAGGTGCTAAAACGCCACCATAGTATGCATAATTTCCATTTGTAAAAACAAGTGAATAAGTACTAACTACACCAGCAGAGGATATTTTTTGCCCTACCGCTGCACTATAAGGAACAAGATGTATATCACCATTGGGTGCTAACACACCACCAGCGTATGCATCAAGGGCTGTATAAACCAATGAGTAAGTACTAACAACTCCAGAAGCAGAGATTTTTTGACCTCTGTTTGCACTAGTAGGAACAAAATGTATATCACCATTAGGAGCTAAAACACCGCCTCGGTACGCACCACTTGTTGTATAAACTAATGAATAAGTAGAAACAACACCAGAAGAGGATATTTTTTGGCCTACTGCTGCATTTCCAGGAATAAAATGTATATCACCATTAGGCGCTAATACACCACCACCGTATGCGCCACTTGTCGTATAAACTAGTGAGTAAGTACTCACCACCCCATTCGTACTATTGTTCCCAAAGGTCACATCACCGTTCACACCATTCATCAGCGATGCTTGGAAGGCTGACCATCCCGATAAGTCTGTACCGATACTGCTGTTATCAGCACTTGGAACACCGCCAGCCGTAGCAGCAGAAGGCCATCCACACAGCACATCCTTGCTTCCAGCACCCCAGTTAACTAACGCACCACTATTGCTTGATTCAAAGACCTGTTGACGGCTCAGTGTTGTGCCACTTGCCGTATACGTTCCCAGACCTGTTTCCCAGTTGGTGCCATCCGTAATCATGTAATACGTTTGGTTGCCGTCACCAATAGCAGAAAAGGCTTGATAGCCCGTTGCCGCCGTACTCAGGGTAAGCGTACCCGTACCCGTTGTCGTGGTGGTGGTCTTAACCCGATCCTTGAGAACAATCGGCATGACTTAGCTCACATTGCCTGAAATAACGCAAACAGTGCCAGAGACAAACAAAATACTCGCTACACCGCGTGTTGCCAAGGTGACCGTGGCTTTATCCGAATCCGTGCCTGCAATGTATGCGGTTGTGATCGTGCAAGTAATCGTAATGCCACCAGACGTATTGTTGAAAACCAATATGGCATCGCCAGCAGAGAAGGTTGAGTTAGGAATCTCAATCGAACCACCTGAACCCACTTCAATGAACTCACCAACGTCTGATGTGGCTAGTGTGTAAGCAGTGGTTTTGGCTGATCCTGATTGGGGGATGTTGATGTAACCAAGCGTTGCGGTTTGTGACGGCAGCGTCAGCGTGACGTTTGATGCAAGACTATCCGGCGCTTTGACTGCGGCGTAGTTACTACCGTTATCTGTATCCTCTGGGAGACGGATCTCTGAGCCTGCGGTGGCGTTGCCGACTACAGTGAGTGGGGTAGCAAAAGACGTTACGCTAACAGCTACGAAATCTGATCCATTCCATGCACACAGTGTTGTAGACCCATTAGCAATCGTAACGCCCGTTGTCGGGGTTGTTGGGCCACCGCGAAGCACCACACCATAACCACCTGTGGTTCCGTTGACAACAACGTAGAGCTTACTTTGCTTAGGAGCGTTGATGTTTCTAATTGCAGACCTAGACCCTGAACAATTCAAGATCATGTATTGAGCGGTTGTAGAGGTAACGTTTGTACCCGACGCATTACCTTCCGTTGTC